CTCTGTATACATCGAACGTACCTAAGTTCTGTGCAATTTCTCTGAACCTTTCTCTAATGTCATCTGATGGAAAATAAGGTTCATACTTTCCTCTTCTTAAATTACTAAAAGTTTGTGTTGTAAGTTGTCTATCTTGAAATGTTTGTCTTAATGAATTTGAATTAACACCTAAAGTTTCTGCAGCATTAATATTTTTAAACATTTCTTTTTGTACATTAAATCTTGCTTTGTTAGATTCATAAAATCTTGTAACAATATCATTCGGATTAATTGGTCCACCTCTTAGTAGTCCAAAGAAACCACCTGTAAATTCTCTTCTAGCATTTCTTATACCTGTTTGGTATTGAGATATTTTAAATCCCATAGCTTTTAGTGGATCAACTTTAGTAGGTCTAAACCCTGCTAGTCCAGCTATTTGATCATTTAACCCTAAAACTTCTCCGAGTTTATTTGGCTTACCTGTAGCTGCTTGTGCTATTCTTATGTAAGGTTTGTATTGTGGTAATAGTGCTTCCATTAAATGCCTAAATCTAATGTGTGCTACATCTCCACCTGGAGTTTGATCTGTGTATAAAACTTTACCTTCTCTTGTTCTACCACCTCTAAGAGTTAAATCTGTTGCAGCTTCTGTCCAAATAGATTCATCTACAAACGGTGCTGCTAATTCTTTACTTGCTTCTTCTATACCGGCTGTGAATCCTTTTAAAATTGTATCGCCATCATTTGTTGCAGATGTTATTTCATTAAGTAAAGTTCTAAAAGGTTTTGCAACTACATCGTATGCATTACTGTGACTAAAATCTATGTATTTTAATTCACCTGTTTTTTCATCTCTCATTGGTATGAGTGTTGAGTTTCTAGACCAATCAGGAACAAACTGACGTAATGCTTCCAACTCTTCTTTTGATACATTGTATAATGCTTTAGACCCTTCTACTAATGCTGCAGGCACTGCACCTAATGTAAAAGCCATACCTGATATTCTAGTTGCACCTATTCTATAAAAAGGGTTATCATTTTTAACCACTGTTCCTGTAGCTGCATCAATTACCCATGGTGCTATATTAGTTCCAACAGTTGGTTTTGAGTGTCTCATTTCTTTTAATGCTTGGCCGCCAATGTTTGTAGTTGTTCTAAGCATTTCAGATGGGAAAGACATAAAGTTACCAACAGGTAATGCTCTTGCTGTTCTTACAAAATCTCCAACATAGTTATAGTTTGGAACTGTGTTCTTAACAATATCAGCTGCATCTGTTTTAAGCTTAGCTAAAAACTCTGCGTTGTTTGGATCAATCTTAACACCTCTTCGTATACCATCTTTTATCAATGCATCTTGTCTTCTATTTAATTCTACAAAATAGTTTGTAATTTTCCAAAAGTCATCCTCTGCAACGTACTTACCTTGTAAATATGCAGGAACTTTTTTAAGTTTGTTAAGCATTGGGTTAACAATTTTATCAAGATCCATTATGCTGTCACCATAGTTTACATCTCTCATTAGATTTTTTAAATCTCCTATTTGAACTTGTGAGTTTACAACACCTAGCTCTAATAATTCTCTGTAAGCTGCTTCAAAGTTTTTATCATTAAATCTTGTATTTTTTAAATTACCAACACCTGATATTTGCCAACCTTTTCTAAAAGAATCACCTAATAGTTTTGGATTCAAAAACCCTTCAAACAAAATACCATTAGCACCAGCAAATGCACCTGCACTAATAATGTTACGTAAGTGAGTAGGTATAGATAAAACTGTTTTTGCTAGCTGTGCTGTAGCTTTTGGAAATAATAATAAATTTCTATATAAAAAACTTACACCTTTTTCTGCTGAACTTGCTCCTTCTCTTCCTCTTACAAACTGTGTTAAATAACCTTCTGTTATTCCGTTCATACGTTTCAAAGCTTCTGCTGTATCTGCTGTAGTAAACATTCCACCTAAAGGATTACTTATTCTACCTGATTTAAATTCTCCCATACCTGCTAATGCGTTGTCAACTTTTACAATTTTTGCTTGACTATTAGTTGCAGCTTTTGCAGCTTCTATGGAATCCCAAAAACTACCTCTGCCCCCTTGTGCTTGTACTGCAGCGTTGGTGTCAAACATTTCTTTAAACATTGCACTTGATCTAGCAAGACCTGATAATTCTGTAATAGCATTAAACGTAGAGTATCTTGGGTCTTTCATCTCACCTAATAGTTTTCTAATAACTTGTGGTGGTGCACCTGTTCTTTCTATAATTTCATCTACAAATTTACCTCCCGGTAAATCAGTTAAAGTTTTTGATACATAGTTTACATCCGCTAAACCTCTACCGGTCTTTTTAGCTTTAATACCATCTTCAATTATTCTCTCTACAATATTTTTAGCCTCTTCATAATAAGTATCACTATCTAATTTAAATGCTTTGTCTTTATTAGTAGTTGCTATTTGTTGTCTAAAAAAATCTATAGCTTCCACCATAGAATCATCAGTAGGTCTGTATCTACCAAAGACACCCAATACAGGTGTAGTTTCAAAAATCTTATAAGTATTTTCGGTTAAACCTTTTATTCTATCTTGTAGTATACCTTTTAGTTCTTTAGAGTTAAAGTTCTCTGTAGTCTTTACTAAGTTACCGATAGTATTTCTAGCTTCATCAATTGTTCCTGTAATTGAATCAATTACTTTTTGATCTACTCCTTTGTCTTTTAAAGTTTTAACAAATGCATCTGATTTTTTACCATCTACTAATTTAGTTAAATCTCCATCTAACATTAAATCATTTATTTCTTTAAGAAATTGGTCTTTTTCTTTTTTAGTTAACGATCTATCTAACGCTGCTTGCATTTGTGGAAATGATTTACTTATATTAGCATCTAACTGTCTAACAAGTTCAGTTGCTCTGTTTACATCAGCAGATCTAAAACCTTCCATTACTTTTTGTGAACCAAAAACTTCTTTGGTCAGTGGTCCTTCAGGCGTGAACGCTTGTGCAAACTTACCTAAAAACCTTTCTAGTTTATAATTACTATATGCAAGGTCCTTGCCCCGTGTTGCAAGAGCCTTGGCTCCTTTACCAATACCCGCTGCAAAAGGTGTGATTAATAAAGACTCACTACCAAACTTTAATCTATTCATTAGTTTTCTAGTAGCATCTTCTCTTCCACCATCTAAAGCATAAGAATCTAGTTGCGTGGGTCCTCTATCAAACATATCACCGAACGATCCTATTTCTTCAACGTCCGCTACAAATGCTTCACCGGCAGCTCCACCTACAGCACCTACAGCAAACCTAGCGTAGCCTGTTTGTTTATTTAATTTGTCTGCTAATTGTTTTTGTTTAGTTATATTTTTAGAACCTGCACTAACTAATGTGCCTGCTTTTTTCGCATCAAAATATTTTTTAGCTAACTTACTTCCTAGTTTAAATCCTGCTGTACCGGGTACACCTATTTGAACTAAAGCTTGTGTTAGTTTACCTACACCACTTTGTTCTGCTACTTCTTCTAAAGGGTTTAGTTTATCAAAAAACATTTCTACACCCGCTGCAGAGTTAGTATCAAAACCTAAATCAATTAATTCAGCGCCTAATGAAAATGCACCTTCGACAACTTTGATACCACCGGATGCTATACCTGCAAGTCCAGAAGTATACCAAGATACTTCATTATTTTCTTCTGCGGGAAATAATGGTTCTAGTGCCATTTATAAGCCTATGCTCCCGATATATTTTCTATTTCCGGAGAGAATACGTCTACTGGTGGTTGTTTTTTTTCTGGTCCTGAAGCTGCAATGTCTGGGAATTTAATTTCAGGAATTGTTTTAAATTCATCAAAAACTACTTGTCCATTTTGAATAACTAAATATTTATAGTTATCTTCATATGGATCGTAGAATACTTTATTATTAAATCTGTTTTTTTGTTTTAGTATAAATTTTTCTTGTTCAGGATCTCTAACATCAATCTCTAATACTCCACCATATTTAGTTCCGCCTACTTCACCTCTTAAAGTATCGGCCATTTCTGTTTCAAATGTTGCTGCTCTTTCAGCTGCTTGTGGTGTTAATCCATCTGTTATATATTTTTCTAACATAGTATTATACAAAGCATCAGATTTATTATCTCTCATACCAGCAATATCTAATTGAGTTTGTCTATTTAATGCACTTTCACCTGCTTTAAACTCTTGACCTGCTTCTCTTTCACCTCTTAAAAAATCTCTTTCACCCATCTTTTCACCTTGTCTAAACTGAGCTGCTTGATAATCTTTAAAAGGACCTTTAGCTGCTAAAGATGCTGTTTGAAGTATATTGCCTGACGGTGGTCTTGATAATAAATCTAGTCCAATACCAGTTAGAAGACCTGCAGTTGTTCCAGGAGCAAAGTTTCCCATAGCATAAGGATTAGATCCTTGTTGATATTGTTTTCTTGGTTGATCTAGTCCTGATGTAATACCAGTTCCTGTTGATCCACCCATTCTAAACATTGGTCTTTTTAAAGTTCTATTCATAATTAATTACTTAAATTGTAGTTTACTTTTCCAGGGTTTTTAAGTCCACCATAAATACCTGCAAGTGTTGTACCAACACCTAACGCAGTTTGTAATGGTGTAGGGTTAGGTATGTTTGTTGTTTGTGTTTGACCAGGATAACCGCCCATAATTCCTGTTACTTGACCTGCAAATCTATCTAATTGTTCTTGTGGTAAGAACGCTGCTTGTCTTGCAGCTTCTCTTTGTGCATCAAGTCCTGCTTGTGTTTGCGCTTGGTTCAGTGCGCCCAACTGACCTAAACGTGAAATATCTGTTCCTTGAAATTGTTGTTGAGCCTGTCCAAGTGCAGCTTGTTGACCAGCTAAGTTTGATTGAAAAGAACCTAAACCTTGAGTTGCTCCAGCAATACCTTGTTGTGCTGTTCCTAAGTTAAATCTGTTTTGGATGTCTTGCTGTCTTGCAGCTTGAGCTTGTCCAAAACCTTGTTGTAAGAGACCGGCTTGTAATAAAGCTCGTTCTCTCGCTGCCCCTGTGCCAAACTCAGCGAGTTGCACTCCCGCTCGACCACTGCCGAGCGCACCCAATTTTGCTTGTTGGTCTCTGATCTGTTGTTCTTGTATTTGTTTATTACGATCAAATTCTGCAAGTGAGGCATCAATTACTTGTGCTTGATAGGGTGACATAAAATCTTGTACACCTTGTTGAAAAGATTGTGCTCCTGTTCCAACTCCACCAAAAGTTGATGCAGCAGTTCCTAATTGTCCAAGGGCCGTGGTTCCTAATCCAGCAGCAACTTGTGCTTGTGATGTTGCTTGATTTAAAAATGGTTGAAATGATCCTACACCTTGTTCAGCTTTTTGTTGAGCTAATGTTTGTAGTCTATCTTGACCTGCAACTTGTGGTGCAATTCCTGATAAATTTTGTTGTCTTGTTGTAAAGTCTTGAGCAGCACTTTGTCTTGCTGCAAAGTCTGCAGCAGATTCACCTGCTTGTTGTGAAATACCAGCAATACCAGTTGATACAACAGGTACACCTGATTGTGCAGTTACTTGTTTTGCTAAGTCTACTCCTAAATCTTGAACGAATTGTGCCGGTAAATTTTGTACAGTTTGAACAGCCATTATATTACTTCCTCTAATCTTTGTGACGTTTGAAACATTTCTCTAGCGCCTTCCAACCCTTGAGACTCTTCTGAAACTTCACCTCCGGATTCTAAGTTTTTCATCATGTTATACATCACTTCTGCGCCTTTGTCTACATCGCCTTCTCCGGCATTTCTTACAGCTTCTGCTGTAAAGACAAATTCATTCTTTGATAATCTTGCAGGTACATCGTCTGCTTTTTCCATACGTCCTATTGGTACGAATCCACCTTCAGCTCTTAAATCCATTTCTTGACCATCCATATCTAATAATGGCATAGTCTTTTTAGCAACCGGCTCATCCATAGATCCACCTTCTGCTCTAAATCTTCTTGCTAGATATTTATTAGGATTAGCTCTTATCTCTGCTATATCTATACCAGTATTATCTGCTATTGTTTGTGCTTCTTCTTCTTGTTCTGGTGTCAATAATCCTGCTATTGCCGATCCTGCTGATATTAAAGCACTAGGACTTGTTAAGGCTTTACCTAAAAAATTAGGAGAAAATTTTTTAATTACCGCATCTCCAGCTGTTTTTTCTGATACCATACTACCTAATCCAAACCTAGATGCTATATTTCCTAGACCTTGTTTTGTAAAAATATTTCCTAAACTAGATCCACTAAGAAATGTTGTTGGACTTGCAAAATTACTAAAAAAACTTGCACCTGAAGCAAGATTACCTAAACCACCAAGACCTGTATATAACAATGCAGCTTTACCTATTGGTGACTTTGCAATTTTCTTAACAGTTCTAGTTGCTTTCTTAACAAGTTTACCAAGACCATACATCTGTCTTGCTGAATCAAAATCCATTTCGCCACCTACAACATCACTATTCATAATACCACCTTCTGCTCTAAATCTTCTTGATATTTCAAAAGGATCTTCTGTTGTTCCTTGGTCCATGTTGCCTGATTCCATATTAAATGTTGTATCTACAGGAATAAAATTATCATCGTCATCATCTCCACTTGTGATAGGATTACCAGCAGCATCTATGTTACCTGATAATCTAGCTGACATGTAATCTTTATAACCTTGTGCAGTTAGACCATATTTTTCTCTTGCTTTTTTTGTTCTTGGATCAGATATGTAAAAATTCTTGTTTCTATCTAATGTAAATTGTCTAGGTTTTTGTGTTACGTTAAGTCCCATACCAAAAAATCCAGGGATATTACTTTTTTGAACTGACAACGCTTCTAAAGTCTCTAATCCTTCTCGATCTCTTCCAGTTTCCAAATCACTGCCTGGACCTTTTTCAACAAGATCTTTAAACTGTTGTTGTTTAAATTCTGCTTGTCTTTCGTTTTGAATTCTATTTCTACCGGCACCAGAGTCTTCTCTTGATTCAGAATAACCCCCTTTAAAATTACCACCAAGAAAGAATCCTGTACGTCCTCCGTTTGCTAATAATTGTTTTGCTATTTGTGATCTAGTTATGGCCATTTTACTATTCTATTTTGTTTTTCCAAATAAATCAAGGCTTGGCATAATAACATTTACGTCTTGCGCCATGTCCTCATTCTTATAACCTTTAGCTTCCCAGTCTTTTCTTTCCTTAAAAAGCTCTCCAGTTTCCTTGTGTCTGTACGTTGTTTCTACTTTTGCTGGTTTTAATACTTCCATTATGTTGTTACCTCCCTTTTAATATTTAGATAGCTAACAGCTACATCAAACGAGTCAGAAGTGCTTGATTGTACTGTAAAACTATTTCCGCCTTCAACCACTAAAGGTTGAGTTAATAATTCTGTTGTAACATTAGCAGTCAAAGCTGCTGATTTTATAGTTGTAATACTGTTGTTTGTAACAGTCACACTAGGTGTACCGGCAGATGTAACTAGTATAGATTTGATAACATAAGTTTCACTAACTAAAGGATTACCAGATCCTAAAGGACTCAATGCACTTCCTGTTGTGTTATTATCTATACCTGCAAATTTATATTGATTAGCCATTAATTTACAAAAAAGTTAAACGCTTCAATCTCATCTTTTAATTCTTCTTGAAACGTTGAGTTTAATTTTTCTACAATTGCATCAAGGTCTCTTACTTGAGCCTCTGCTACTTGTATGTTGTATTCTAATTCAGGTCTAGTAATTACTTGTACAATCTTTGCCATTATCTTCTTCCGTCTGGTTGTACATCTAATCTAAAAGTACCTAGTTTCCAGCTTTGACTAACTGCTGTATTTTCTATTTTCATAGCTACTGCTCTTGCTCTAGCACGTGTGTCTACTTTTGTAGTTGATGAGGTAACATCAAATGGACCTAACGGCGAACCTGATTGTGAACTATTTGGATAATTTTTTAATTGTAATGTAATTCTAGTTGTTCCTGTTTGACTTATAAAATCTGGTACAAATCTTCTTATCTTCATAAGAAATTCACCATCTCCTTTAAATGTTGCAACCCCTGTTTGCTGACCGGTAGATGATCTTGATTGTGTAATGTCATAATCTCCAGATGAAATATTCGCAGTAATTGCAGTTATTGTTCCATTTTTATTTTGATCAGTACCTATTTCGTGTTCATAATAAATCGTTATACCTTCTGTATTTCCAACAACATCAAACGATGTATCTGTACCTGCATCATACTCTGTTGCATGTGGATTTCCAAATACAGCAGAGTCTCTCCACATAGTTCTAGATAAAGTTCCGTTTGTCCATACAGGTCTTTGTGGTGATGAATCAAAGTAGTTATAAGAAACCATTCTGTTTATAACCGATGATGAAGACGTTGGATAAAACCACATTACTTCACCAAACAAATTATTTAACCCTGCAGAAATCATTTGATTTCCAGAATCTAAGTTTATGTCATCATAAACAAAATCTTCAACCAAACAAGGTAATGATTCTAATCTACCAGCAAATCTAAAGAAACCGTTTTCTGACATCCAATACGCGGCACCGTCAACTTCAACACAAGCATTTTGTCCTACAAGTCCGCAGTTAGTTCCCACCTGTGCAAATGCAAAAGTAAAAGGTTGTCCAACAAAACGTTGTGTGAATAATGCTGTGTCGGTCCAAACATAAATTGCATCCCTACCTCTTATAGCTCCCATGATCCGTGATCCGTCAGCCAATCTTTGTGTATTAGCTGTATTGGTTGCATCAGGTATGTAAACGTTAATATCTTCTTGGTCTGAAATTCTAATAAACATATCATCTTGTGTTAACGGGTCACCTATTGTTGTTTCTGTTCCGTAAAATACTAAGTGTCTATCAGGAGTAGATACAACCATGTGACGTGATGCTGTTGGTGCACCTGATATAATTGTTGCTCTTGTTGTTGTTGCATTTGATAACGAAGAGTCCCATTCGAAACACGCACTGTTGTGTATTAAACAAATAGCTTTATCTCCAAAATTATCTATAGACCACATACCAGGTTCAATGACTAAATCTCCTGATGCTGCTTCACCCCACGCAACATAGTCAGTCGAGTTTGTAACTGTTGCACCATCACTATGAGAGGCTGCTGTTGTTCCTGCTACACCTCTTGTACATCCTGTTAAAGTATTAGTGCTAATACCGGTATAAGATATTTCTTCAGAGTCTATTATAATAAAATTAGTTCCTGAGTCCGGTAATTGTGAAGCGTCAGCTACTGTAATACTAGTGACTGAAGCATTGATCGCACCATCTAAAGTTGTTGTTACTGCTCCTGCATCTTCTCCACCCCAAGACCCTAACCCATAACCAAAACCTTTTGCCTGCACTGCTGGTCCAATGTGATAGTAATGCTGAACTCTAATACCACCAGATGTTGTTGCACCACTACCTGTTTCATTAGAAGGCATTGTAATAGTTAAAGTTGTAGTTGATGGCACACTTGTTACCATAAATTTTTTATCATCAAAGTCAGATGCACTAAAATTTGAATTAGTTATAGTTGTAAAATTATCTAAAAGAAGAATGTCATTTTCTTGAACATTGTGTGCTGAGGGGTAAGTTATGGTAACAATGGGTGATCCATTGGTCGTGCTAAAAGCATTTGTAAGTGTGGTTGTTGATTTGATAGGATGTATGTCATAAAATACACCACCTGAATAAGCATATAAAATAGAGTTAGTCCCTATAATAGCATACTTTCTACCTAGACTATTTACAAAATGATGAAGACCTCTTGCGGCTCCTGTTAAACTGTCTGTACCTAACTGCTTCCAACCACCTATTTTTTCAGGTGTTCCGTATCTAAATCTAACATTATCGCAGTCTACCCACTGACCTTCAGCTGTAGTTTCTGAAATTTGTTTATTTATACCTGGCTGGAAACCTATCTTTTGTAGCATATTAAATCCTTATATATCTAATTTATCTTATATATTAAATAAATAAAGAAGGAAAGAGCCAATATAAGTCTTTTAAAACGTCTTAATTAAAGTTCCATTACTATGTTTAAACTCAATCTAAAATTACTTGTTTTAGAGCTAATTGCTTTGTGTTTTTTTTCACTTTTAAACAAAACGACTTGACTTTCTTTAGATTCAACAAATTGATTTTCTATTTGAGTTCCACCGTCATTAGTATGTAGGTTATATACAGCTGATATAAATCTACCTATATGATTTTCATCCATATGTTCTTGGCATACTGATTGTGGTGTATATAAATTCCAATAAAATCTTGATACATCTTTTACTTTAAAATTAGACTTTTCTTGTATTAAATAAAAAATATGATCTCCAAAAAAATTTAATATATTATCATTTTTATAATCACCATATTTACTGTAAGAAACAACTGCTTGCCCCGCATCTTTTAGCATGGGATTTGATATAATATTGTAAAAAGAATCTTTATATTTTCTATCAGCATCATTAACAAAATTCCAAGACTTTTCCCCTAAATAATTTATAATTTTTTCATTTATTCTGTGAGGAATAGGTAAATCAAATATCTCATCAAGCATTAGATGAATCCATTAATAAATTTCCTGATACAGTTATTCTTACACCATCACTATAAAATGGCCAAACAACATGGTTAAGATTAGATTTAAAAATTAACCCTACTCTTTCCCATTTTTTATCAATTGGTAAAGTTAATTCATTTATTCCACCATCTACGTTTTGATCTAAATAATAAAAACATAGTTTACCTGCTTTGTCATTATTTGATTTTTTTCCTGGTGATATTAAAGCTTGTTCTTCATTAGTGTAAGGTATTTTTAAAAATATAATAAAACTAAACACACTAGTGTGATTATGAAAAGGATTAAATTCATATTTTTTTTGATGATTTACCCACAAATCACTCAAGGTAAGCGGTAAATCTTTAGGATGTAAAACCCTTAAATTTTTAAAATAATCCATTAAAGGTTTAATTTGGTTAAGTTCTTTTAAAATAAAGGGTTGTATTTCACTTGAATATTTCATTAAATTAAATTCATTTCTTAGGTTTCCTGCTAATCTGTGATTATATTCAAATGATTTATCTTTTGAATATTTAATTAATTTATTATAGATGTCATCTGTTACATTAAATTGATGTATCATTTTTTTGGTTTGTTAGTTATTATTTCATGTCCTGTAGTAAGTAATTTTTTTGTTTTTTCATCAAATTTTTTATTAAATTCTACAGTTATATTAACTAAATTATTAGAAAAATGTCTTAGAAATTCTTGTGTTAAATAAAGTTTTTTATATTTTTTAATTATTTTAATTTCTTCTTCGGAAAAAAGTATTTCGCAAGAACCATCTTTTTTTTGATCAAATATCATCTTTTACATCCCCAATATTTTCTTTTATCCATGTAATGTTCTGTGTTTTTACCTTCAGCATCTACGTAATGTAAAAAAGTTTGAAATTGATAATCACCTTTAAATTCTTCTCTCCAATGCTCCACTTCACAACCTAAATAAAGTACAGCATCCCCTTTTTTTAAATCTAGTGAAGTACCTTCCATAAATATTGGCCAAGATGTGCCATCACTATTGATATTTACTGAAACACTTATTTCACAAGAAGGTCTGTCTGTGTGTTTTTCTAAATCAGCATACTGTGTATAACATCTCCAAAAAGAATATGTTGGCAATAACTTTTTACCACTTTCTTTTTCTATTAAAGATTTTTTCTTTAACATTAAAGAATCAGTAGCTTGGTCTCCATAGTACTTAGTATCTGCAACATTACTTTGTTGAAAATCAAAATTTTTTAAATTTGTTCTGTGTTTCATTTCACAATATAGTGAAAATAAATCTATTTCATCTTTTGATAAAAAATTTTTAATTATTTTATATTTAAAATCTTTTCCTATCGTGCCCATGATACAACCGAATACCTTTCTCCTTTTGTGACTGGGGTTACCGAATGAGGATATAAAAAATTGCTAGGCCAAACTACTACAGAATTTTTTTTTGTGTTTATTTTATATTCTCTATAATCTCCAGGGAATTTAAAAAGTAAATCTCCTCCCTCATAATCTTCGTTTAAAAAATAAATACAACTAAATGTTCTAGGTACGGTTGCTGCGTCATCCACATGAAATTTATAGTGACCTCCAACATTATATTTTAAAATTTGTATATCATTAATAGAGTAAGAATCATTTATGTCCAAAGATTTCAAATATTTTTCTATTGATTTATTAAACACGTTATATAAAAAATTTGTCCAATGAACTTCAGTAAGACTTTTTACTCCTATATTTTGCATAGACCATGAAAAAGTGTTTCTTATCTTATCTTCCAAAAAACTTTTTCCCTCACCATCTAAAACAGACGCTTGTTCGAAATGATTTGATTCTTTACAAATTCTTATTAAATTTTCTAAAACATCATTAGGAGCAACATCCTTAAACACTTTAATATATTTATCTAAACAAATATTTATTTCCATGATTTTTTTGACCAAAATAACTTTTTATAGTTATGTAAAATATGTTTGAAAGCAAAAAAATTATTTGTTTCTCTATCTTTTGAATTCTCGGAACCTATTTTCATTTTCCAGCTTTCTTTTTTAAAAGGAATGACTTGTACGTAAGGAGTACCAATTTTAATAGTTGTTTCAAGAGTGGGGTATTTATCTCCATTTACTACAAATGGAAAATTTATTTCGGTTGGAAAAAAATCAGTGTCTACTATTCCAGGAATTATAGAAAATCTGTCATCAGTATTGTTTAACGGTGGTACAAATAAACATGAATATCCAGGAGGTGTTTTGATAGTCCAAGGATTAAGAATTTTATGAAAAGCAAGATTTTTATTTTTTTCTACATAAGGACTTTCACCTAATTGTTTAGTATTGTGAAACTGAGGTTGCCCAAAATTTACATTTAGTCCGTTCCTCTCCATAGTTCCGGACTGCATACCTGTTTTTAATATACCTTCATTTTCAATATTATGAACTAGGTAATAGTCAACAGGCATTTTTAAAAGGTATCCACTTGTTAGAGTATCTAAAAAAGGTATACATCCTTTTATTGTTTTGTTATTTACCCCATGCTCTAATTTTTTAAACCAATCTGGTATATTAAGTTTAATAGGTACAGGTAAATATTCTTTATTATTTTCGATATAATCTTTAGGAGCTGTAAATTTTATTATACTTTCGAACACACAAGATGTTTACAAGATTTTATGGAATTTGTAAAGGATGAAAATAAGTAATTGAATTATCCTCACAATACTTTTCCCAAGTTTTTGTTAAAGGAAAAGTAATAGTGCTATAATCAAAAGTTTCTAAATAGTTCTTATAACTTAAACAATTATCATAAAAGCTATTAGAAGAGTTATTACTATTTAAAAAATTATTTAAACTGAGTAAAATATTTTCGTGTTGTTTTTTTAGTTGATCTTCTTCTACAGAGTGATTAGTAAAATCTCTATCCGTAAAAGTTGCAGACCCATCAGAAATATTAATATCAACTAGTTCTTGTTTTATTTTTAAAAAATTATCATCAGAAATATCTATAGTCGTATAAATAGAAAAATCACAGTTTTGATTATTTTTATCTGTATCGTTTGCAGCAATTTTATATAAAAAACCATCGCTATTAACAATTAAATAAGCCATATTTATTGACCTCCATCATCGTAAAAAGTCAAAGAACCTGTACCACCAGAATTACCACCAGTTGTTTGACCGGTGTTATTACTAGATGCTCCTTTATTCCCTGCTTGTGCTACGTTTCCGCCTACTAAATATGATGATACGGGTAAAGAACTAGTAGATCCCGGAGCACTACCGGCACTACCATTTGAAGCATTTGGACCATTCCTTGGCGCTCCTCCTCCTCCACCTCCTCCGTTAGCAGTAAATAAATTAGTTACATTAGTTGCTCCTCCAGCGTTACCACTTGGAGCAGGTTCGTTACCAGCTGCGTTTCCCCCACTACCTGGGCCCCCTACAGCGTAAGCAAATGTTGTACTTGCTGCAGCATTACCTGAAAATAAACCAAAACCACCAGCTCCACCGTTTCCGGCATTTCTAGTTACGTCAGCGGTTCCTCCGCCTCCACCTCCGCCTCCGGCTTGAGCAAACGCATAATATTTTGACGTGTTGGCAGGTGTAGTAAAATTTCCTGAAGAAGGTCCGTGAGCCAGTAATCTTGGAAAATAACTTCCATCTCCACCAGCACCACTTGAAGCTGCTATAACTCTTCCAGAACTATCGATTGTAATATCGGCTGTTGTAAAACTACCTTTTGCAGGTTTAATTATTTTTGGCATTTATTCTCCTAGTCTACCATTTCTACATAAGAAACATGGAAAGCTATATCATTGGCAGCGCCAGCTGTTACAGCTATTAAATCTGTTTCATCTAAGTAGATAGGTCTTGAAATTAAATCTAATGTTGAATCTGCAGGTACAGAAATTGTACTTGCAATCTTATAATAAGTTGAACCATTGTCGTTACTAATTTCTACTGTTATATCAGCAGCGTTAGTTCCATCAATGTTTGCTAATAATATTGTATCAATTCTTACTGCAGTTTCTGCAGGGACATCAATCATAGTAGTTCTGTTAGTATCAGATAAACTACCCATAGCATTCTTTGGTGTGATTGTTGCTATATTAACTAAATTTGGTGTTGCCATTTTTTATTCTCCTTTGATATTAATACCCGAAAACCATGGAGAAGACAAGTCCTTTTCCATCCGTAGTTACAGTTTGTGTTGAGCTTGATGTTGCGTTAGTTACTTTTGTTCTACCTGTTCCGTCTGGAGCTATTGTTATATCCCCATTTGCGGCATCTGTAAGAGTAACTGTTCCAGCATTTGTTCCGCCATTAGTATTTAAAATTAAATCTGTTGCACCACCTGTTGTTACAGTTAATGTTCCAGCACCATTTGAAGTTAAAACAGCTGCTGCGCCGCTATCTCCAACTTTTACTGTATCTGCTGCAAGTACAACATCACCAGTTCCATTTGGAATAATATCTATATCTGCATTAGAAGTAGATACTATATCATTTCCATTAACATCTAAATTACCACCAAGTTGAGGTGTAGTATCTTCTACTACTGAAGATATTCCAGTCCCTATTGCTAGTGTATCTATATCAGGATTAGTTCCATCGTTTGCTGTTGCAAAAACAATTTGATCACCTTTGTCTGATGCTGAAAAAGTAAAAGAATCTCCTGATCCAGAAGCATATTTAAATTGTACAGTGTGTGATCCTGAAGTTGAATTTCTTAAAAAATAAAAAGTTTGAACATCTAAAGGTATTGTTACAATTTGGTTTCCAGATATTGTACCTGTAAATTCTATCATTCTGTGAGATAAAACTGCACCTGTTGATCCATCAGAAACTGAAAGAGCTGTAGTTTGTGCACCACCAGCTATGTCTTGTGTAACAAACCCACCAGAAATTTGTTCAAAAATTTGTAAATTAGTATTTGTTTTTGTTCCCCATGTACCAGCGTTTTCACCAGTTGCTTGAAGTTCTATACCTAGCGGTGTGTATGTTGATGCCATAATTTTTATCTCCTATGCGACGTCACTATAACTTGTATTTGATCCTGTTGCAACAGAAGAATAACTACTATTTGATCCTGCTGCAACACTTGTATATGATGTATTTGAGCCTGTGTCAATATTTTGATAAGCTTGAATAAATATATCTCCAACACTTGCTGTTGAAGAAACTCCTGTTAGCCCCATTACATCTGCAGGAGATATTGATCCTACAGAATTTGTTGCAGAAACTCCTGTTAATCCCATAACATCAGCAGGTGTTATTGAACCTACTGCAGAAGTTGCAGAAAGTCCTGTTGGTAAAATAGTAGGATTCGATGTAATAGTTAATTCATCTAAACTTATTGTTGCGGAAACTCCTGTGATTCCAAATGCTAAATCAGGAGGTGTTATTGAACCTACTGCAGAAGTTGCAGCTATTCCTGTTAGTCCCATTACATCAGTAGTTGATAGTGAGCCTACTGATGATGTTGCAGAAATTCCTGTTGGAGTTACAGTTACGTTTCCAATCATTGTAGCTGATCCAATACTAGCTGTTGAAGAAACTCCCGTTAATCCCATTACATCTGCAGGAGCTATTGATCCTACACTAGCTGCTGCTTGAGTTCCTATAGTAGCAACTACAACTTTATTAAATGAATCTCCATAAGGTTCTTCACCCCAACCATTTCTACCCCAACCAACTGCAGTTCCAACACTAGCCAACTCACCTATTGCTGAAGTTGCAGCTTGACCTGTTAAAAGCATTACATCTGCTGGAGAAAGCTCACCAACACTTGCTGTTGAAGAAACTCCTGTTAAGTCAACAATGGTTTGAGGAAATCCTGTTGCAGTTCCTTGAGAAATAGTAGAAGATACACCTGTCGGTTCAACAGAGTAATTAACACCCCAACCGGAGTTACTCCATTGTTGTCTACCCCAACCTGATGTATTGAATGCTTCTGTTGATCCAAGTGAAGTGGTTACTGAAAGACCGGAAACAGAAATTGTAACTTCATCATCTTGCCACTCGTTTGATCCCCAAGTGTTATTACCCCAGGTTGATGCCATAAGGAGGTCCTCCTTACGCTATACGAATGATTGCGTTACTTGCGTCTGCTGTTGGAAATTGAATTGTGAAAGTTCCACTAGTTACAGTTTTATCTGAACCAAAAGCTATAACTGCTACAGCTTTATCAGATTGTGTGTCATTATAAATTAATGCACCATTTGCTGTAAAAGAAGCACTTGTGTAACTTACATCAGCAAAATCACAGATTGCTGTTGTTCCAGAAGTTGTTGGCGTAACGCTTGTTAATGTTGCACCACCTGCAGTGTATGCAGATCCTGATGTGTTTGAAATTTCGTTTGAAGTTGAATAAGCTGTTGTTGCAGCACCCAAAGAAGCTGAACTTGTATATAAAGCTATTTTAAAAGTATTACCACTTGACGCTGTAAAATTGTGTGTACCCACTAAAATTTCTTGTTTGAAACTTGTACAAATTGCCGATGATATTGCCATAATTTTTTATCTCCTATGGGTTTGCCGAGTTAACTGGTATACGAACAGCGCCATCAGTGTAGTCATCTCTTCGTCTTCTTCCAACTTGCTCATTAGCAAACTTTTGTACCTCTTGTTTATACTTATTTTCATAAAGTGTCAACATGTCTATCGGACCTTTTAAGAATCCATAAGTTTCAGATAGGCAACAATATAATAGACCGTTTGGAAAGTTTAAACTGATATAATTAGTAGTGTTATCAGAAGCTAAAGTAGCTGGCATCTTGTTATAGTGTACTCTAAACTTGTATGTTGTATCAGGGACCGGGGCAAGAAACATTCTTCCAGATGTAGTATCTGTATTACCTGTTGCTCCTCCATACATAGAATAGTATTTAGGTTTACCTCTTTTTGAAGATTCTGTTGAAGATACATATTCTTGTAAATATGTTACATCTTTTTTTTCTAACCAAGTATTAGCACCCGCTATAGAAGATGTTGAATCATAGACTTGGATACCTCTTATAAATAAAGCACCTGCTGGAGCATTAATAGACTCTTGACCTGTTACTAAATTACCTTCTTGTTGAAGTCTATCTGCATCGATAGGTATATCTCTCATTATTCTGTATTGAGAGTTTAAAATTATATTTTCTAAAATAGCAGTTGTTAAAACATTTGAATCTGTTTCAGTGTAATTTCTTATTTGTGTAACTAAATCTGAATAACTTAGACCGGCCATTATTTATTATCTCCTTGATGTTTTAAACGTATCTTTTTTTGTTTTGCAGTTTCTTCATACATTTCAAGATGAGGATCCTGCTTTTCAGGTTTAAAAATATTTTTTATCCAATTCCAAATTTTGTTTATCATGCTTCTATTGTTACAGGCCCAACGGAACAACCGTAGCCTCCTCCTTTTATATTACCTGTTGTAGCAGTATTTGTGTCAACTGTAAAAAAGAAAAAGTTATCAGTTAAATAAGCACTTCTTGCATCTCTACCAGCAGTTCCGGCTCCATCTGAATCTGCTTTATATTTTCCTGTTCTTATTGTGTATCCTGCACTTTTTGCAATATTGGCTCCTGTTATACCGTCAAAACTTTGTGGATCAGCATAAGTAAAAGAACTCCCTGCAGAAGTAGTTGGTGGTCCTCTAAATCTATATGTTGTTGAATCTGTTAAACCATGTCCAGGTGAAAATACATTTATAATTCCTGACCCTGCAGCATAAGTTTCAAAACCATTATCTACTATTCTAACAGTTGTAGCAGGCTCTGTTCTATCAGGTCTTACTTGTAATAATGCAACACCATCTCCACCTACAGGTTTTGGTTCGAGTTGTGGTTGTTTAGGTTCGTACTCTGTATAATGTACAAATGAACCGTTCCATTCTCTAACCATTTCTCTATATGGAAATTCAAGTCCTGATCTATCTGAAATAGCTTTTGAATGTTTTCCTGTTGCGTACTTAGACATTA